GCGGGGGGGGGGGGGGGGGGGTAGCAAGTTCTATGCCAAGGGGGACTTGGCACACTTCCTGCTGCGACCCTGTACTACTACAAGGTCGGCGGCTGTATTAGTACAGCTTGTTTAACAGTGTTGTATGTTTATCTAATGACTCTTCCCAGTATTTAGCACTAATGGGTTGTTGTAAATCATTAGACATTTGTATGTAAGTTTTAATGTTATCAATCTTATCTAACAAAGCAATGCGAATAGTGGCGATTTCGTTAGCGTCAATGTCTTTGAGGTTATTCATGTATTGTCTATTTGTTTAGAGTTGATTCAAGCGATACCCAGTACGAATACAAACTTGACCATACTGCTCTTGTATTGCGAGCCAGTATCTAGTGTAGTCTCCAACTGACAAACCCTTCGGATAAACGATAGGCGTGTTGTTTTCGTTCTTGCCCTTGAACACAGTAAGAACATATTTACGAATACCGCTCTTGTCAGTAAAACTAATAACTTTAGTAGTTTGAGTCATGTTATTTATAAAAAAGGTTTTAGTAGTATTTCTACTACTGTTGTTGTTTAGTACTTCCTGTTGAACTCCAATTCGTAGATCTCACGACCGTACTTCGCAGTGACCGCCTCGCACTCGTCCTCGGTGAGTTCCCGATCCAACACCGTGCTGAATGCGCTGGTCACATACGCCACCGTCGAGGTGCCGCCGTCCACTTCGATGTCCACCAAGTCCGTCCAATCAATTTCAATCTTCATGCGTACAGCTTACAGGCGGAGTCGCGACTGGTCAACATCTTTCGATCAGTTTTTTTTGGAAATCTTTGACTAGTCAATGGGCGGTACTAACTACAGCCTGGACCTAGACGCTAGGTACTCAAAAATAGTTTGCGAAAAGCGTTGACGCCGCGCACGGGTCGAGGGTACAATGGGGTATCCCAAGGGGGATACCCCCCCCCCCCCCCGGGGGGGGGGGGGGGGGGGGGAGCAGCTTCCATGCCAGCGAGGTTGGCACGGATCTTGCTGTGCCTTATTGTATTACCATACAGGCTTACTGTTATTATCTAGTACATCAACAGCATTTGTCACTGATGCCATCTCGTCTTGCCAGTATTTAACAGAATCTTCTGCATTATGCTGTCGTGCAACAGCCAATTCTCTTTTGATAAACTCAATTCGATGTGACAAAGCAAAGCGCAAAACAAACTTAGTTTCGCTGTCGAGTTCGATATTGTATTTCATGTTGTTACTGTGTTGTTGTTGTTGTTAGATAGTGCCAACCAATTCCATCATCCAAGAGTCGCGACGTTCGTCAAACCAGATGTTCGCCTCGGCCTTCTCGGCCTCGGTGAGTTCCATCGGCTCGCCGCCCCAAGACTCAGGGATCGGTCCCGTGAAGTCTTCGATGCGGAGCGCGATCATGTCGCTCAGGTTGCTCTCGGCGCTGATGTTGGCGAAGTCGTTCGTCATGGAATTAAAGTAGGGCAAAACAGCTTTTCCGTCTAGAACTTTTCGCGTTTTTTTGCAGATTTTTTTCGCGCCTGAGCAGCGCAGGTTGGCACAGAACGTGCTTGACAGGGGGGGTTTAATTTCACACTACACCTAGCACAAACCGTGCCAAGGTGGGGGGAGGGGGGGTCAATCTCCCCCGTTTTTCTAAAAAAAAAGTTCTTGTTTTTTCTGCTGTAACGGCAGGGGGAGGGTATTCTCAATCTCTCAACTCATTTTATTCTATCTTATATATCCTCCAATATATCTAACTTACATATTATATCTATTATTCATATCTACTCTTTCTTATATCAATAACAACACAACCCATACCCCCCTCTCCCCTATTAAAAAAAACAAAACAAAAACAAGCCATAATCCCCTATAAAAAACACAAAAAAAATCCGAGCCATATATTTTCTAAAACAAAAAAATAAAAAACAAAGCTTTTACATATACAATATACTATAAATGTGTACAAAAGTCTGCCGCAATTGTAAAAACGAAAAAGACATAAGTGAATTCCCATTCTTTTCCACAAGTGACGCTGGCAGAAAGAACACTTGCAAGTCATGCAATAACGAACTCAGTTCATTGCGCCGAAACCTACGGTCTCAAAACCCCCCACCTCCTCCCGGCAACTGCCCGATATGCAAAAAACATACAACATCATGGATATTAGATCATTGTCACTTTGATAACACATTTCGCGGCTATATATGTAACAGTTGTAATTTAGGAATTGGTAGATTCGATGATAATATTTCTATTCTTTATAACGCTATTGAATACTTAAATACGGAAAATAACATAGAATACAATATATGAGAATATTGATTACTGGCGGCAGCGGCTTTATCGGCACTCATTTAATAAATAGGCTATTGAATGATGGACACGAAATATACAATCTAGATAAAATTCCCAGCCCCGCACTCCCTGATCATCGGCAAAAAATCATAGACATATTAGATATCGACATTAACGATAGTATATTTAATGATAAAGATTGTATTATTCATCTTGCTGCAATGGTAAGTGTGCCGAAATCATTCGACGATCCAGTAAACTGTTTTGGCAATAATACATTCTTGACTATAAAAATGTTATCAGCCGCCAAACTCCACAATATAAAGAAATTTATATTCTCATCTAGCGCAGCAGTATATGGTAATAAAGAAGGCGCAGTTAGTGAAACAGATGTTACAGAACCGAATAGCCCTTACGGATTAGATAAGTTAGTGTCCGAAAAGTATATACAAATGTATTGTCAGTTGTGGGGCATTGATTATTTAATACTGCGATTCTTTAATGTATATGGCGCTGGACAGAATCCGCAATATGCTGGAGTGATAACTGCATTTAATATCGCCGCTCAGAAAAAAGAACCGCTGGTTATCTATGGAGACGGCGAACAAACTAGAGATTTTATAAGCGTAAATGACGTATGTAATTATATCTCTAGACTATCTATTCTTATGGTTAAGAACGAGATATTTAATATCGGAACCGGCAACTCTATTTCTATAAATTCTCTTGCAAAACAGTTTGGCAATAATATAATATACAAGGAAGCAAAGAAAGAAGTGCGTCATTCTTGCGCGGATATAAATAAATTATCTAAATTATTAAATCAATGAATTATTACGTTACTCATTGCGATTCTACATTTTTGAAATACGCCGAAAGACTGTTTGAAACATTATCTATCTTCAGTGATTATAAAATAATCTTTTATACAGTTGATTTTGATTATAAGTCTAAATTTAATAATGTAATTTGTATCAGATATGATTCCAGAAAAAACAATAGATTATTTGATGATTATTCTTTAAATACCGCAAAAGACGATTCTTATAAAGCATTTAATGTTTTTTTTAAGCCGTTTATTGTTGATCATTTATTAAATATTCAAAAATATAATAATGACAATTTTTGTTATCTTGACGCGGATTGTTTAGCGACTCTTAATTGCGATAACATATTTAAACAAGCTGATAACATAATTGATTATCCGTTAATGAATAGATGTTGTTATGAATATTTGATAATGAATGGAGCTGGAGATCCTTTTATAGGTAATTCACTTGATCTAAATTTAACTTTAGAAAGTAAATTAATAAAATTTCTAAATTATGATTTAAATTCAAGAAAACAATATGTTCAAACTGGCGTATTTTTATTTAATAATAAGTGTTTAGATTTTATTAAGCAATGGTGCGAAATATGTTCTATTCCAGAGATAATAAAAAATTGGAAAATTTATACTCCATTTCATGAAGAAACAGTTGCCAATTGTATATTGTGGAAGAAAGATAAATTGATTGATTTAAGTCAAAGCTTAATAAATTTGCCATATAATACAGAAAACTATGATTTATCTTTTCAGAAAATAAAAGAAATGATGGAATGTTTGAGTAACGCAAGATATGAAAAATATTTCTTGCAAACGTGGTGTTTGATTCCTGCGAAAAATGATTTAAAAAATTTATTTTTTTATCATGGTAAAGTTTCAGACAATGAATATAATTATATCAAAGACTACATGACTAATAATTATTTATTAAAAATACATTCTCAATCTTTAGGTGATACTATTGCCGCAACTCCTACATTACGAAAGTTATATAACTCATACAATAAAAAAATAGATGTTATAACTCATCATCCTGATCTTTTTAAAAATAATAAATATGTAGATAAAATATATTCTTTTTCAGATTCGATAAATGAAAAATTTTATAAAGAAACGTTTAATACTTTTCTAGGAGTTGGTGGTGAAAAGAATAAATATGGAGTCGAAAAGAAACACAATACAATTGATATTCGGCAATTTCATGCGATAGATTTAGGCTTCACATTAAATGAAAAAGAAATGGAATATGATTATATTCCTGATGCTTATATTGAAATAGAAAACTTACCGAACGATTATGTATGTCTACACGTTGCAAACACTTGGCCTTCTCGTACATACTCTGATGAAAATTGGCAAATTTTAATAAATAAATTAAATAATAAAAATATACCTGTTGTTTTAATAGGAAAAAACGGTAATGAAACTGGTTTTTTCAATGTGGACAAGCCTACGAAAAAATTAAATTTTAAAAAGGGTTTGGATTTAACTAATAAACTGTCTATTTCACAATGTTGGCATGTTATAAACAAATCAAAATATTTTGTGACTATGGATTCTGGTTTATTACATTTAGCTGGTACTACTGATACTGAAATATTACAATTAGGTTCTTCAATAAATAATAAGTTACGCGCACCATACAGAAACAACTCTCAATCTTATAAATATAAATATATAAGTGGTTCGTGTGATATATTTTGCGCTTCTGATATTAAATATGGTGTTAAAGAATGGAAAACTATCCAAGGAATTCCTCCTCTTATAAAATGTTTAGAAGATAAAAGTAGTTTTGAATGCCATCCAAGTCCGCAATTAATTATTGATTGTATTTCGTTTGATGAAATGAATAATTCAAAAAATGAAAAAAAGAAATTTCTTTTTATTACGCCGCATTTATCAACCGGAGGTAGTCCAAAATATTTAGAGTGGCTCATCTCCGATAAAATTAAAGAAAGTTATGAGATAAAAGTAATTGAATGGAATTTATATAGTTGGCAATATAATGTTCAAAGAAATTCTGTAATTGAATTAGTTGGTGAAGATAATTTTATATCTTTAGGATCTTATGAAAATGACTCTTATTATTTTTCACAAAAAGAAAAAGAAGTTATTGAGTTAATAAATAAATTTCAGCCAAATTATATTCACTTGAATGAAGTGGCTGAAAATTTTGCTATCAAAGGCATGTCTGATAATTTCTTATCTCTTTTATACGATAAAAACAGAAAATATGAAATATATGAAACTTCTCATGCTAAAAATACAGTTTTTAAAGACAAGCGTTTTATGCCTGATGAGTTTTGGCCTGTAATTCAATATCATTATGATATAATTAAATCTTTCACAGATAATGTAAGATTAGTTGAATGTGATTTATCAAAAAATATAAGACCCGATAGAAATAAAACTTTAATTTCTTTAGGATTAAATCCTAATTATTTTCATGTTTTGCAGGTTGGTTTATTCAATAAAAATAAAAATCAAAAATATACATTTGATTTAGCTAAAAATCTAATTGATAAAAAAGTTCAATTTCATTTCGTAGGAAATTTATGTTATATTGATGAATGTAACATAGATAAACAACAAATAAATTGTAAAATATGGGGCGAAAGAAATGATGTTGATATTTTTATGTCATGCATGGATTTATTTATTATGCCGTCTTTCGAAGAATTGAATCCGATAGCTTTAAAAGAAGCTATTTCTTGGGACATGAAATGTTTTATAAACGATTGGCCTACAATTCAAAATAAATATAGAAACATAAATAATGTAGAATTTATATCGAAAAATAATGTTCAAGATCATATAAATTCTAAAGCTAAACCTTTATTAAATAATTTTAAATTTACTGATGTAGAAAATAATAATATCATTTGTACTTACTTTCCAACTCCCAAAATAGAAATTTTAGGCAATGATGATTGTTTTTATAATATAAAATTTTTAGATAAAGATACTGGTATTTTACATTATGAAACTAATTTAAATGTAAATATGTGGACAAGTTGTTCTATTGAATACTATTGTAATTGGAAAATTATTGTAAAAAATTTAAATACAAATTTAACATCAGAATTTAATCACGATTTAGATGGTAAAAGAGTTAAAATAGTCAATGAATCTGCTAGTTTAGGAGATTCAATATCTTGGATTGCTGCCATCAATGAATTTCAAAAAAATCATAATTGTAAAATTGATTATTATGGTCCTAGAAAGTTTTTATTCAAATCGGAATATCCAAATATAAATTTTTATAATTACTCTGATGTAATAAATGCTGATTATTATTCTCAATATAAAATTGGATGTTTTGCGCCTGATAATAAAAATTTATCTAGAACTGATTGGCGTAATTCAAATCTTCAAGAAATTGCTTTTGATATTTTAGGATTAACTTGGAAAGAAGTTAAAACAAAAATTAAAATACCTAATAAATTAAAATTACCTTTTGATAAATATGTATGTATAGCTATACAATCCACATCTCAATCAAGATATTGGAATAACGATGATTGGAAAACAACAGTATCGTATTTAAAATCTTTAGGATATAAAGTGGTTTGTGTCGATAAAAATTATAGTTTTGGTATCGAAAAATATTTTAACGTTTGCCCAGATAATGTTGATTATTTTGCTGGAGAGCATTCTCTTGATGAAATCATAGACATAATAAATAATTGTGAATTTTTTATTGGTTTAAGCTCGGGTTTATCATGGATATCTTGGGCATTAAATAAAAAAATAATTAAAATTAATAATTCTGTAAATCCAAATTTTGAGTTTTCTAATGACTATATAGTTCAGAATAAATTTGTTTGCACTAATTGCTTTACTAATAAAAAATATATTTTCAACGCTAAAGATTGGGCGTGGTGTCCAGAAAATAAAAATTTCGAATGTTCTAAATCAATTAGTTTTGATATGATGAAGACTCAAATCGATTTATTAATTAATAATATAAATGCACTATGAATCTTAAATTTTGTTTATTAACTTCATTTTTTAATTCGGAACAATACATAGATTCATGCATAAAAAGCGTAATCAATCAAACTTATAAAAATTGGATTTGGTTTGTCTCAGATGACGGAAGTAGCGACAACACTAAAGAAATATTATTAAAATATTGCAAGGAAAATAATAATATTTTATACTTCAATCAAGCTTATAAATCTGAAATAGTCAAAGATATAAATAAATTTGTTCCAGTCGATTGTGATTATTTTATGATGATGGACTCAGATGACAGACTTTTGCCTAATTGTTTAGAAGTGTATAATCAAATACTACTAGATCATAAAGATGATAATATAGTTTTTGCTTCTTGCGAAGCTAGTTGGGTTTTTAACGAAGAGAGAAAATATCCTTCTTTATTATATTTAGACACTTATGCTGATTTAGACAATAATAAAAAATTACATGATGGTTGTAATGTTTGGGGTAATCTCAGGGCTATTAAAAATTTACCAAATTTTAGATTTATGGCTTTAGATTTACCTGATCAAGAGAAATATTATTGTTATCTTGAAGATCATATGTTTTACGTTCAGATGCAGAAATACGGCAATTACTTAAATATAAAAAGAAATTTATATGATTTTATTCGCAGAGATGGCAGCACAAGTTCATCGACTGACATTTATTCTAATAGGAAAAATTTAGCTTTAGAACTCAGTAAAGATTTTATTAATCAAAACGATTTAATAGGAAAATCAGTAAAGACATGGGAAAAAAATTTATTTGATGATGCAAATTCTTTTTTAATGAGCGCATTTAATTTTGATTCCAAATCTAAAAAAATTAATTTTTTTACAAATTCAAAAAATGATTTTACTGATTTATATAAATTATATTATGATAAGTATTTAACAATTAATAATATAGATCATTATTTTGAATACTGTATAATAAATACATGTTTTTATGATTTATCTGAGATAAAAGAGCTTTTTAAAATCATAAGATCAAAAAAACCTTTAGAGGTCGTTATTTACATAAATCATAATCATAAAAAAATTCAAAATCAAGATTTAATAGATGCAATTTATTCTGATTTATCTTTATGTTATTACTGGTCTGCTCATGGTCCATATACATATTATATTATAAATAAATATAATATTTATTAGATATATTAATCGTATTTATTAGTATTATTACGATAATAATTTTTTATTATGATTTCACTTCAAGTCGATGAAGCTTATGCTTTTGATTATCTAAGTATTCTAGAAGTAAAAAAACAAAAATCTTCTAATAACAATCAAGCTTGGTTAAATTGTTGGTCACATTTACAAAATCAATTCGAATCAGAAAAATGGTTATCCATGATATACTCAGAAGAATATAAAAACATGGTCAAAGCTAATTTATTAACTTTTGAAGCCGTAGATAAAGCTAAAAATGACGAAGTGACCGCTCGTTATGTCGATTATTGTAATTATCAAAGACACATAGCTAAAGAAAATTTTCAAAAGAAATTCTTTAATACTAATTTGTCTGAGTTGAAGATAGGTTACGAAAAATATACTGATAATAATCACATTGCTTTTCTAATGTAAATTTTAAAATAGCATTTTTATAGCAATTTTCTGGATTAATAAATTTACCTATATTTTGTATAGCGTAAATAATATCATTTGCGCTTGAACATCTTAGTCCAGTTTCTCCTTGCAATACAGTCTCCGTAAAACCTCCAAAATTTGTAGTTATAGTTGGGGTTCCAGAAAATTGCGCTTCAATGATAGTCCAATTACACGGTTCAATAAATAATGAAGGAGCCAATAGAAACTTAGCCTCGCTGAGTAAATACATTCTCTTAATAGGATCAACGAAACCAACAAATTGACAATATTTAGTATCTTTTAAACCAAGTATGTTTGGGCCAGCAAAAATTATATCTTGTTTTAAATCGTTACATATATCATATACAAGTTTAGCCCCTTTTTCTTCTATAATTCTGCCGAGAAATAAAGCCGTATTTGATTTTTCTTTTTTATATAAAAAATCATTAGGATCAAAACCTGGATAAACTACAAATTCAGATCCTAAACCTATGTGTGTGCATGAATGGCCGTGCATTTTATGCATTTGACTATGTGTTTCAAATATTTTGACGGGCGCAAACATGCTATCATAACCAATACTTGGTTCTACTACAATCGCTTTATTATAAAAATGTTTTACGCATGATTCGTGGGCAAATCCAAACCAGCATAATATAAATTCTTTATCTGATTTAATTCTTTTATTTAATTCTTTCGTACAATTTTCATTAAAAATTTTAACCGCGTTTGTATTTACGTTTTGATCAAAACCTTTATTCTTCCAATCATTTATGTTGCCATAACTCTGTTTTAATATATCATTATTAATAACATTAATATGTTCTGTGCAATTAACACTAGAGTCTTCATGACCATAATGATAAACAGTATGACCTCTTTTAGTCATTTCTTCACAAAATTTATAAACCTTTTGAACGAAGGCGCACAAAGAAATATCTTTTCTTGTCGGTGAATATGGAACGCTCAAACAGTGAAAAACCATACAATATAGTGTAAATTCCTAAACAACATGTCAACCAAAAAGAAGAAAATTCAAAAAGAAAAAGAAGATCTTAACGAAATTATTGCTGATAATCATTTTAGATCGGTTAAATTAAATATTAGAAACTTCAATTTAACAGACAAACAAAAAAGCTTCGCTCAGATAGCCTTCGATAAGAATACAAAGATTATTTTTATCAATGGTCCTGCTGGTTCTTCTAAAACATTTTTAGCTGTATATTGTGCGCTTCATATTCTTAATATGAATCCAAAGTCAGAGCTAAAATATATTAGAACAATCGCTGAATCAGGTGAAAGAGCGTTAGGTTCATTGCCTGGAACTGTAGATGAAAAGTTCAATCCGTTTATGATGCCATTATATGATAAATTGGATGAGTTATTGCCAATGTCTCAATCTAAATACTTAGAAACCAATGGTTTTATCGAAGCTCTTCCTATCAACTTCTTGAGAGGAGCTACTTGGAATGATAAGATTATTATTGCTGATGAATCTCAGAACTATAGTAGTAAAGAATTAATCACTCTTCTTACTCGTATTGGAGAAAACACCAAGATGTTTATTTGCGGCGATGCAATGCAATCAGATATTGGCAACAAATCTGGTTTCATGAGGGTGTATGATCTTTTTAATAATAAAGAAAGTGAAGAGCGCGGTATTTATTGTTTTCAATTTGATGAAGAAGATATTATGCGTAGCGAAATTCTGAAATATATCGTTAGCGTCTTCAAGAAATTAGATAAAACAAATATACACTGATATAATAAACGTATGAGTAATATTTACTGTTCAAGTTGCGGAACTAAGCATGTACTAGGATCTAAATTTTGTACTAATTGCGGTAATTCATTAGGAGGATTTGCTAATATGACTAAACCATCTATTCAACAACAGCTATCCGCCAGAAATACATCTAGGAATCAGTCAAGTGACGTTGATGAAGATGGTATTCCAACAACATTTGTAAGACCTTCTAAGTTGCACTATGAAATTGAAAAGCCAGCAGGTAATAAATATTCTGGAAAAGACTTATTTACTGCTCCTCCTGTAGATCCTAGTGAAAGAGTATCTGTAAGAGCAAATAATAATTATAGAAGACTGTCTAAAGAAGAATTTTTAGCACAGTCTCTGAAAGAGTGCAGTTCGCGACCTATTCAGGATATTGATGAATCGTAAAAAGAAAAAATTTGAAGACATGTATGAAATAATCGACCAAGTAATCAAGAAGCGAAAAAACAAATGGAAATTAAAAGCGATTACTTGGTTTGATTTTGAAGATATAGAGCAAATAATAAAGCTCCATATATATAAAAAATGGCATCTATGGGATCAATCGCGAGCGATAGAGCCTTGGGTAAATCGTATAGTTACAAATCAAATAAGAAACATCATCAGAAATAATTATACAAGTTTTGCTCGTCCATGTTTGTCTTGTCCATTCAATCAAAATAAAGAAGGCGACACAGGTGCAGAAATGTCTTGTGGATTTACTACTAGCGGTAAACAATGTAACGAATGCCCTTTATACGCTAAGTGGGAAAAGATAAAGAAGTCTGCATATGATGTAAAAATAACAGTTAGCTTAGAAAATCATAAGAATTATTTCATGAACTTCGAATCTAGCGCAAGTCATGATTATAAAAAAGCCGAAAATAAGCTGCACGATTTAATGAAAACCAATTTAAGCGACAAACACTTTTTTGTTTATAAAATGTTTTTTATAGATAACTTAACGGATGATCAAGTAGCTAAAATCTTACGATTTAAAACTAGTGAAAAAGGTAGAAAAGCTGGCTATAAGCAAATAAAAAATTTAAAAAAAATGCTATATATTAAAGCGCAGAATTTGCTGAAAGATAACGATATATTTTCTTCTTAATATGTTAACTGACGAAAACAAAGCATTTATTCTAAGAAAAATAAACGAAGGAACACAAGATTATGTTGTGTTGGCTAATCTAGTTTTTAATAAAGAAGATCTAACAGGTAGATCTAAAGAAGCTAAAGCGGTTAGAGATTTTTTAATTACAACTGGATTCACGAAGAAACAAGAAAAGCCAAAGCCTACCCAAACGATAGAAATACTATCAAAAGAAAACTGTGAATTCATTGATCAAAATATAAAAACAGGAATTACCCCCAGACAAGTAACGGAATTAATATTTCATGAGAAATTTGTTGGACTAGAAAACATAAATATATTTATTACTCCAGAATACAGGGCAGTTCAAAAATATATAAAAGAAAAGTATCCTGATTTTCTTGTAGATAACGAGTCTGGAGTGGGAGACAAATATTCTGTTCCTCGTTCCATCAAAACAGTAATTAATAAAGTAAATAAATGGGCGGGACAAAGTATATCAGAAGAAAAACTTTCTTTGCAGCACAGAAAATGCATGGAAAAATTATTAACTTATTTATCAAGTCCCAGATTTGTTGGTAATTATGATTCTTATAATAGCTCTACAGACAAAGAGTTATTTGAAGCTGAGTTTGTTCGTTCAGTTTGGGACAAGCCTGATCTAACAGTTGATGAAATAAATTTATACATCAATGTTTGCATGGATTATATTAATCTGCGCCAAATTGATATTAAAAAGAATAAAATCAACGACATGTTTAATGAAACGCAGGATCAAAAAGATTTTACAATGCGTTTGACTGAAGTATTAAAGACTATTTCAGAAGAGTATAATCAATGTGCTGGTCGTATTGACAAGAGTATCCAAAAACTAAACGGCGAACGCTCGAAAAGAGTCGAGCAAACTCATCAAAAGAATGCTTCTATTCTAAATCTTGTGGAATTATTTCAAGACGAACAAGAACGCAAAATGATGATTCAAATTGCAGATATGCAAAAGCGTACAATCAAGGAAGAAGCTGAACGTTTAGAGAATATGTCTGCATGGAAAGCTAGAATTTTGGGAATTTCTAAAGAAGATGCTATATGATTCAGTGTAAAATCTGTAGCGAGTCTTTCACAAATGATAAGTCTTTTCATGCTCATTTAAAAAAGCATAATCTTTATCAAGCTGAGTATTATTGCAAATATTATCCTAGACATTCTTTGTATTATAGGCAGCAAATACCATTTAAAAATAAAAAGCAATATTTTGAAACAGAATTTATTGATTACGGCGAATTTCTTAAATGGGAAAAGTCAGAAAACGAAGAAACCGTTAAGATTAAATGTTTAAATATTCTAAAGAAAAGAATTGATGAAAAACAATATCATTTTGCGCCGTTTCATAATGAATTGATAACTTTAGATATGCCTAGTTTGAATATTTATAAGAAACATTTTAATTCTTATACTTCAGCTTGTAAGTTATTAAATATTGAACCTTTATTTAATAAAAATTTACCAGAAGCTTTTAAGAATACCAATGTTTCGCATTTGCCAATTCTTGTGGATACGAGAGAACAAGATCCTTTAGAGTTTCCTAAGTCAAAGGTAGAAAAAATCTTTGTTGGTGATTATCTAATAGCAGACAGAAAATATTTTACTAATACATTTGTGGATAGAAAAAGTGAATCTGACTTTTTAGGAACGATGGCTTCAGGCATTGAACGATTTGAAAGAGAATTGATAAAAGCTGTTGAGCTTGATTGTTATTTATTTGTAGTTGTAGAAAGCAATATTAATACAATTCTTTTCAATCAAAAGAAGTATAATAGAAAAACAAATTTAGAATACGTTTTTCATAATATGCGTAACTTATGCCATAAATATCCTAGACATATACAATTTATATTTACAGGTAGCAGAAATAAATCTTTAGATATTATACCTAAATTGTTGTATCATGGTAAGTCACTGTGGCAGGTAGATATTCAATACTTTTTAGACAATGAGTTGGGAAACAGGCAACCAAGTACCAAGGAAATCGCAGCTCATTTCCAATGAGGAGTTAGCGAAGATTTCTGGTTATTTAGAAGAGCGAGAAGCGAAGTTATTATTTTATCAATTTCTTCGCAATAATACTACTTTCGCTACAGATCTAATAACTGGCGTAAAATTATTTCCTTTTCAACACATGGCTATCAAAGGCATGTTGGAAAGTGATTATTTTTTAGGAGTATGGTCGCGTGGTATGAGTAAATCTTATACCACTGGTATTTATGCTGTGCTTGATGCAATATTAAATCAGGGGGTTGAGACTGGTATATTGTCACGCTCGTTTCGTCAGTCAAAAATGATCTTCAAAAAGATAGAAGATATTGCAGCAAAACCAGAAGCGTATCTTTTAAAGCAATGTATCACAAAAATATCTAAGTCTAATGATGAATGGGTAATGGAGATTGGAAAAAGCCGCATTCGTGCATTGCCATTAGGTGATGGCGAAAAGCTGCGTGGATTCCGCTTTCATCGTATTATTATTGACGAGTTTTTATTGATGCCTGAACGTATTTATAATGAAGTTATTGTACCATTCTTATCTGTGGTACAAAATCCAACTCAGCGAGAAGAGTTGTATAACTTAGAAACACAATTGATTGCTAAAGGAGAAATGACTGAGAACGATAGATATATATGGCCTAATAATAAATTGATTGCATTGTCTTCTGCGTCTTTTAAATTTGAATATTTATATAAGTTATATGAGCAATATGATAACTTAATATTTAATCCTAAAAACAATGAAAAAACAAAGCGTTGCATCATGCAGTTTTCTTACGATTGCGCTCCAGTTCAACTGTATGATCAGAATCTAATCAATCAAGCTAAAGCAACAATGAGTGAGTCGCAATTCTTGCGAGAATTTGGCGCACAATTTAGTGATGATAGTTCTGGATATTTTAAAATTTCTAAAATGGCTTTGTGTACAGTGCCAGATGGTGAATTACCTGCTGTTGAAGTCGTTGGAAATCCAGAAGATGAATATGTATTAGCGGTTGACCCTTCTTGGTCAGAAACTGAATCGTCGGACGATTTCGCTATTCAAGTATTAAAGATTAACAGAGAAAAACAAATCAATACATTAGTACATTCTTATGCTCTTTCAGGATCTGCGCTAAAAGATCATATTAAATATTTCTTATATCTATTGCAAAACTTCAATGTAGTAGGAATTTGTATGGACTATAACGGTGGTGTTCAGTTTATGAATTCTTGCAATGAAAGCGAACTATTCAAAGACGCTAAGATTAGTTTGAAATCAATAGTTACAGAATTTGAGCGTCCAGAAGAGTATGCTCAGAATCTTTATGCTGCAAAAAGTGAATATAATAAATCAGATTATAAATATGTATTCTTGAGAAAGCCAACTTCTGGTTGGATACGTTTGGCTAACGAGTTGCTGCAAGCAAACTTTGATCATCGTCGCACATATTTCGCGAGCAGAGCTATTGATGACAACTTCAGAAGCCAAACTAAAAAACATATTGGCATTAGTGATCTCAAATTCTCTAACGCTTTAGATAGTGAAAAAGAAAATGAAGAAGCTAAAATGATTGACTTTGTAGAACATTTATCAGATATGATTATGCTTACAAAAACAGAATGCGCTCTTATACAAATAACAACTTCTGCACAAGGTATGCAAAATTTCGATCTTCCAGCTAATCTTAAACGTAAATCTGGTCCAGATAAACCTAGAAAAGATAGTTATTCAGCATTAGTATTAGGTAATTGGCTTTGTAAAATATATTTTGATATGGGTAATACTCAGGTTGATGATATTACAGAAACTTTTGAGCCTATGTTTATAGCTTAAAGTTAAAAAGTCACTTTCAAAGTTACAATGTGTAACTATTATTAACATGAGTCGCAAATATAATAAAAGATCAGATTATTGGAGTAAGTTTTCAAAGGCAGATGAGAATCAATCAGCACCTTTGGACGCTTTATTAAAGGATTACTCAGAACCTTCGCTTGTTGGCGACCCGTTTTACGAGCAAAGTACAGCTTCCACATACGAACGAACTGGAACTGGTGAAACAACCAATCTTCGTAGAAATCTAGCTTATGTAGGACCAAAGATATATAAATATGGTAACATTAGAGAAGGCATGTTGCCATTTGAAATGTCTATTAATGGATACAATATCCGCGATGCTATCGAATTATGTCAGAAAGCTTATGCCAACGTAGCTATTTTCAGAAATGCAGTTGATATCATGTCTGAATTTGCTAACGCCGAAATTTATTTAGAAGGTGGAAGTCAAAAAGCTAAAGACTTCTTCACCAAGTGGATGAAGTATACAAGAATGTGGAATGTAAAAGATCAATACTTTCGCGAATACTATCGTAGTGGTAACGTATTCTTTTATAAGATCAACGCTAAGTTTGAAATCGATGACTTTCAAAAGCTTTTGGAAACATACGCTTCGTATGATGGATCTTCGTATAATACAGATATTAAATTGTATAACTATCCAACACCATACGATGTAAAGAACTTAGTTCCTGTTCAATATATACTACTCAATCCATTTTATCTAACAACAAATCACACTAGCTCTTGGCATCAAGTTGTTTATCAGAAAATACTTTCTGAATATGAATTAGAAAGACTAAGATCACCAAAAAACGAACACGATAAAACTGTTTTTGAAAGTCTAGACGACGAAACAAAAGAAAAAATTAGATTAGGGCAATGGGCTAGAGATGGTTTGAAGATTCAATTGAATCCTACTGATATTATTTATTCTTTTTATAAGAAACAAGACTATGAACCATTTGCCGTACCATTTGGTTTCGCGGTTCTTGATGATATCAATTTTAAAATGGAAATGAAAAAGATTGATCAAGCTATTTGTCGCACAATTGAGAATGTAATCTTGTTGATAACTATGGGAACTGAGCCAGCTAAAGGCGGCATCAACCATAAAAACATAAAAGCCATGCAAAGTCTTTTAAGCAATCAATCTGTTGGTCGTGTTTTGGTTGCTGACTATACAACAAAAGCTGAATTCATTATTCCTGACATGAATAAAGTTTTGGGATATGAAAAATACAAAGTCGTTAACGAAGACATCAAAGAAGGATTACAAAATATTCTTATTGGATCAGAAAAGTTTGCTAATACTACAGTAAAAGCTCAAGTATTTTTCGAAAGACTAAAAGAAGCTAGAAAAGCTTTCTTGAATGATTTCTTGCAACCTGAAATGGAATTAATATTCCGTAATCTAGGATTTAAAGGTAAGTGTCCAATTGCTAAGTTCGAAGAAGTTTCTATCAAAGATGAAACACAGTTTAATCGCGTTGTAACTCGCATGATGGAACTTGGAATATTGCCACCAGAAGAAGGTTTGAAGGTTATCGAAACAGGTATATATCCAACTCAAGAAGAATTAGGTATTGCTCAACAAAAATTCGTCGAAGAAAGAAAGAAGGGGTATTACAATCCAATCGTTGGCGGCGTTCCTGTTATTCCTCCAGCTATGCCAGAAGTTCCAACTGGTGGAGGAACAAAGCCTCCAATGAAAAAGACAACCACTCCAACAGAAAGAGGTCGTCCTGTTGGTGCCAAAGCTTCTGTTTACGCTAAAGATGCAATTGCGAAGGTTATGGAAAAGACAAAAGATTTATATTCTATTGTTGAAGCGGGGCTAAAAAAGAAATACGCCAAAAAGAATTTAAATTCAGAACAAAAGAAACTAGCTCAAGGAATTTCTGAAGCAATTATTTTAGCTTCCGAATCAGATAATTGGTCAAGCGTAGCTTCGGAAGTTTTAAACGATCCTAACAAATTAGACACATTAGGAATATTAACTGAAATTCAAAATACCGCTTCAGAACATGATTTAGATACATATGCTGCGGGTCTTTTATATCACAGCACTAAATATTCCGTGTAAAATCTAATATTATGTTTCTTTATAAGACAAAATTTGACAATATTGTTACGGCTTCATTGAATTTTGATAAGAATATTCTCTTGTCACAAGCTTCATTGGAACCTCTCAAGTCAATTATTCCTTCTTCAGTTAATTTAGAAAAAAATGTTGACTTGGTTGGTGCTGCATTTAATGCTGCTGTTGTAAATCGTTTCAATAAGAACGGTGACGGTATTGATACAAATACTGCAATTGCTTTTAAGAAATATTTTATTCATAAGCCAACGAATATTGAACATAAAAAGCAAAGAGTCGTTGGGCATATTGTCAATTCTGCTTTTTCTTCTTATGGAGAAAATAAAATATTATCTGATGAAGATGTAAAAGACACTCTTAACCCATTTAATATTGCTTTAGCTGCCGTGGTTTATAAAACAGTAGATCGCGACTTCGCTGATGCATTGATGGACTCAAATGATCCTCAGTCAGCTTTGTATGAAAAGATAAGTGCAAGTTGGGAAATTGGTTTCAACGAATACTTTGTTGCTGTTGGTAGTTTAGATCTCAAACAAGCTGAGATCATTACTAAAAAAGAGCAAATTGATGAATTTAAAAAATATTTGAAAGGCTTTGATGGACCTGGATTCATGAACGATGGTACTCCAGTATACCGTTTGGTTACTGGACGTATTTATCCATTAGGTATCGGATTCACTACTAATCCAGCGGCAGATGTTCAAGGAGTAGTAATTGATGATGGAACTTCAGCAATAAATTCAGACGATGATACTGAAGAAAATGAGGAAGAAGAAGAGATGGAGACTGAAGAAGCTGAATCTTATGAAGTTAATTCCATAGATTTACTAAGCTTTAACAATAAAATATTTTCACAAAAAGAAAAACAATCTGTAAATAATACCAAAACTAAAACTATGGATTTAGAACAAATACTATCTGCATTAAAAACAGTTCTCGCTGAAAAGCAAGATTCTGTCAAGTTTAGTGAAGAAGCTGTTGCCTCAATTTCTGCTAAAATCGCTGAAAGCATTAAACTCAAGAACGACGAAATTAAGCTCGAAATGGAAAAAGCTGAAATCGCCAAGGCTGAAGCCGTCGCTCAAGCCGAACAATTCAAGAAAGATCTAGAAGAGAATAATAAGAAACTTTCTGAAACCGCTGCCAAGCTCGCAGAACTCGAAAACACAATTTCTGCTCAGGCTGCTCAAGAACTTTATAGTTCAAGAATGAACATACTAGATAGCGAGTACGATCTTGACGAAGTTGATCGTCAGTTCCTCGCTAAAGAAGTTTCTGCTCTAGCTAATAGTGATGAAGCTTTCGCTTCTTATAAAGATAAGGTCGCCGTTCTATTCAGACACAAGAGCAAAGCATCAAAGCTAGATCAAGATAAGATTTTCCAAGAACGTTTAGAAGCTGAATTGGCTAAGAGAATGGGTCAAGTCAAGACTCAACCAACTGAAGTTGTCGAAAAGACAGTTGAGGTTGAAACAGCTTTGGCTAATGCCAAACGCGAAGAGCCAGCTATTCCCGCTCAGTCAATTACTCCTTCTGAAACAAAGACTTCTTGGAAAGAAAGACTAGGTAAGGCTTTCAGCAAAGAAAATATAACCGTTAAATTTTAAAAATATATGTCACTAAGATTATATCCATTCAGACAGTATAGCGATAATGATGTTATTAACATGTTCGCTAGCGACACTGTTGATGCCACCCCATCTACAAATGGTAATGGTTCAGCCGGTGTTTTCGTTAAGGTATCTGCTGGTAACTTGGATCTAGATCCAATTCAATACACAGCTACCGATATCACAAATACACTAGGTAAAGCAGATTATCCTTTCTTGGGAGCTGCTCAATATCCTGCTGTACCTCTACAATTTACTGCGGCTACCGCTGGTACTCCAGTTCTCGGTATTACGCTAAATCAAACTCTCGCCGCTGATGAAAATGGCGAAAGACTACTTTATAATCCTGTAAAGAGAGCTGAATTGCAAGCTGTTCTTACTGGACAAGCCGTTCCTGTAGCTACTAAGGGTATCTTCACCTTGGCTGATACAGCTATCGATTGGGTAGATGGTAGCATGACTGTAAACAATCACCTCGTTATCTCTGCTAACGCTGGTAAGGTTTCTGGTCTATCTGCTGCTCTAGTATCACCAATCACTGGAACTACCAGCATCATTGGTAGAATTTTGGGAACTGGTCAACGTGTTTCTCAGAATGGTAAGAGCGATTATTTCGCTGGAACTACCACTGGCAAGTACGCTCTAGTCCAAATCGACTGTGTAACTTCCTACGTTGTCTAATATTTAAAAACTTAAAAATATGAAAATCGTTTTAAAGAGAACAGATGAACAAGTTGAGCTAATCAAAGCTCTAGCCTCAAAGAACCGTGAAGTAGCCTTCGATGCTCAAGTAGCATTGGCTGAATTCATTGGACCAGTATTGGCTGAAGTAATTAATAACGCTCCAACTATCTCCAACTTGTTCACAAGTCTTCAGTTCAATGCTGAAGATAATCCTTCAATTCCTCTAGACCTCTATTATGATATCTTCGACGAAGATTACATCAAGGTCTATAGCCAAAGTGTCGCTGGTGGTCTTCCTCAGAACGTAGTTCAACCTTTGGCTTCTGAGTTAAAGATCGCTACTTATCGTCTCGACAGCGCTGTCGCTTTCGATAAGAAGTACGCCGCTAAGAGCCGCTTGGATGTAGTTAGCAAGTCTTTCACTCGCATTGCTCAAGAAGTCATGCTCAAGCAAGAAAGAACTTCTGCTAACCTCGTAATGACTGCTCTAGCTCAAGCTTCAACTGGTAATGATTCCGTTGCTGCTAATAATTATCACGTTTTCCGCTCTGCTGCTGCTGGTCGTTTCGTTCTTAACGACTTGAACAAGCTATTCACCAAGATTAAGCGTATCAACGCTTCATTCGTTGGTGGTACTCCTTCTGGCGCTCGTAGAGGTCTAACCGATCTTATCGTTTCTCCAGAAATCATCGAAGAAATTCGTGGTATGGCTTACAACCCAATTAACACCAAGGGAAGTTTGACCACTGGTAACGCTGCTTCACAGACAGCTTCAAACGCTCCTATCGCTGCTACTGACGAAATTCGTAATCAAGTTTTCAGTCAGGCTGGTATTCCTGAATTCTTCGGAGTTTCCATCATGGAAATCCTAGAGTTCGGTGTTGGTAAGAAGTTCACCACTATTTTCGATACAGTCGCTGGTGCTACAGCTTATGCTGATAACTACGCTGTACAGTCCAATAGTGGTACTGCTCAACAATTCCTCGCTACTGAGCAGATTGTAGTTGGTCTCGACAGATCACGCGATTCACTCGTTCGCGCTGTAGCTGTTGATGCTGATTCTGGATCAGAATTCAATCTAGTCGCTGATGACCAATATACTCTACGTCAGGGTAAGATTGGTTATTATGGCGCTCTTGAAGAGGGCCGTATGGTTCTCGACAATCGCGCTTTGGTTGGATTGATTGTCTAATATAAATAGTAGTTCGTCATAAATTAGGCGTTATCCGAAAGGGTAACGCCTTTTTTATTGAATATTATCAATTTTGTGTAATATAGTATATGGCTAAAAAGTCCACAAAAAATAAACCAACAAATGCAGCAAAGCCTGAACCTCAAAAGTCTGAGCTAGATAGTTTAAATCTTGCTGATGGAAAAGTTTATACTGATCCTGATATTGAAAAGGTAAAAAAGCTTGAAGAAATTCTTGGTATTAAAAAGATGAATCCATTTGGTACATCTAATATTGATATTTTTAAGGAAAAGTTAAATGAAATGACCATCGTAGATTTGCAGCATATGTGCGAAAAAGTTGGTATTTTTGCTAGTGGCTCACGCCAGCAAATCAAAGAGAAGTTGTTGCGCGAATTTAAGTCTACTAATAAAGGAACGATATCTATGTTGGTTCAAAATCCTTCTTTAGTTTTAGATCCTAATAATCCAAAGCATCAAAAAACTTTAAAAATTCTCCGCGAGATATAATATATAGTACCTAATTAATTATGGAACAGAACAATCAGAATCAAATTAATCTATCACAAGTAACCGATGTTCAGCTAAAGGCATTTGCCTATGATGAACTAGGTAAGATCGAAGTAGCTCAGGCTAATCTTCGCGTCATCAATCAAGAACTCGCAAATCGTGCGAAGGCAACTTCTGGTGCGTCAAGCAATGGAGTTGTGAATCCAGATTTGCCAGTAGTTAAGTAATATAAAAAATATCAATAAACCCAAGCGAAAGCTTGGGTTTTTTTGTCTCCAAATTTAATATAACGTGTAATAAATATCAAATGGCGACACAGTTATCTATTATAAGAGGCGACACTTTTCCTACGCAGACAATAACTGTAACATCTGATAGTTTAGATTTTACAAATATAACTTGCACTGGGCAAATTCGCCCACACCCAGATGGAACTTTATTATATACTTTTGTACCAACTGTTGTATCTGGAGTAAATGGCACCGGAGTCGTAGAATTTAATTTTCCAGCTAGTGTTACAAGAGGTTTTCCGCCAATTAATTTGTATGGTGATTTGCATTTTTATTCTACTGGCATTATGGATCGTACTCTTTTTGAATTTAGATTAAATGTTTTACCTGATGTAACGCAATTATCGTAATGTCAAATATAAATGTCAATACTTCCTCTAATAACAATCAGATAAATGTAACCGTTGGAGGAGGATCGAATTCTACTGTTGTTGATAGCAGTAATAATAATTCTATTTTAGTTCAATCTGTAGCGCCAGCAGGTTCCACTTCTAAAATAGTCGAAAGAGGACCAGCAGGAACTTCAGGAACTAGCGGTACTTCTGGAACGAGTGGTACATCAGGCACTAGTGGAAGCTCAGGTACATCTGGGTCTTCAGGTACATCAGGGTCATCAGGCACAAGCGGCTCATCTGGAACTAGCGGTTCTTCAGGAACAAGTGGAAGTTCTGGAATTGATGGCACTTCTGGATCAAGTGGAACATCAGGAAGTTCAGGCACATCAGGATCATCAGGCACAAGTGGCTCATCTGGTACTAGCGGTTCATCAGGAACCAGCGGTAGCTCAGGAATAAATGGTACTTCAGGATCTTCAGGAATAAATGGAACGTCAGGCTCTAGTGGAATCTCTGGTACTTCAGGAACATCTGGCTCTTCAGGAACCAGCGGTTCTTCAGGAACGAATGGGAGTTCTGGAATCGATGGAACTTCAGGTTCTTCAGGCATCAATGGAACTTCTGGTTCTAGTGGTATAAATGGAACTTCTGGGTCTAGCGGAACATCTGGAACTTCCGGTTCAACAGGAACAAGT